AGACAAAGTAGAAAAGATACTTGATATCAAAGTGAATTATAATGAAGCTATCAAAGCTATAGCCGAGTATCAGACAAAAATCGACAAAGCCAAAGAAGCAGAGGCGAAACTGAAGGAACAGTTAAAGGCTGGAGACATAAAAAGGCAGCAGTACAATGAAGAAATGGCGGCATCTAAAGTCTATATCAACGACTGTAATGATTCGATACGTATTATAACGAAAACAATGCAAAATCAGCTCAAGCAGGAGAAGGCGCAAGAAAACAGCCTTGTTTCTCTCCGTGCCAAACTGTCAAATCTAACGGCTGAATACGATGCTTTATCCGAAGCGGAACGGAATGCGGCTACAGGCATTAAGTTACGGGATAAAATTAATGAGGTTACTGATGCTCTGAAGGACGCTGAAGAAGAGACACAGCGGTATTACCGAAATGTTGGCAATTACAAGGAAGCTATAATGGAAGCCGCCAATGCCAATATCCCGTTCGTGCAACAGATAAATGTAATGGTGACCTCTTTGGGCGGAGTAAAAAATTACATAAGTAATGTAAATCAAAAATTGATTACTGTTGCAAAAACCACGACAGGACTAACAAGAGTAGTCAAACTACTTGGAACCGCCATGCTAGGACTTGGAATAGGTGCTCTTTTGGTTGTACTGGCTTCTCTTGTATCATGGTTCACCAAAACACAGAAGGGCGTGGAAGCAGCCAATAAAATAATGGGGGCTCTGGGTGCCACTGTAAATGTCTTAATAGACCGGGCAGGCAAGTTGGGAAGTGCTTTAGTGAATCTGTTTACCGGGAACTTCAAACAGGCGGGGAATGATGCCAAATCCATATTCGCTGGTATCGGTGATGAAATAGTCAATGAAACCAAACAGGCGTGGAAGCTGGCAGAAGTCTTGAATGAGATAGACAAGAGGGAAGTCATGCTGTCCATGTCACGTGCCGCTAACCGAGCTGAAATTGAGAAGCTGAAAAAAGCTGCAGATGACCAAACCCTATCCACACAGGAACGTATTAAAGCTGCGGAAAAAGCTGCGGAAATTGAGAAGAAGGACCTTGCCGTACAGACAGAACTAGCAGAAGCAAGACTGGCTAACACCCTTGGATTTACCGAGATGAACAATGAAGTACGCAAGTTGATGGAGCAGATTAAAGCTGGTGATATTACAGCCGATGAAGTAATAGAAAAACTTGGGTTATCAGATAGTACGATAGAAGACCTTAAAGTGTTCCGTGACCAATTCAACGAACTTCAGGAGCTAATGGAAGATAGCTACGGCCGTCAGACAGAGCAGCAAAACACCCTAAACTCTATCCGCCAGGAAGGTGCAGACAAAGCAAAGGAAGCAAAGCAAACAGAACTGGAAGCAGTAAGGGCAGCAGAAGATGCTATGCTTGCCTTGGTGAAAGACAAAAGAGAACAAGCACGGAAAGAGATTGAATTGAACTATTCCCGGCAGATTGAGGATTTGCAAATCAGTTTAAAGCAAGAAGAGAACCTTACCGCCAAGGCTCGTGAAGCCATCAACGCCAAAATAAAGGCTTTGGAACAACAAAAATCTATGGAGCTTAGCAAGCTGTCCGATGAGGAGCTGAAAAAAGAACTGGAGAACCGTTTAAAAATGATATCCCTGCAATTGGAATCGGTCAAGGAAGGCAGCGAACAGGAATACCAGTTAAAGATACAACAATTACAAGCACAACAAGAGGCGGAACTCTCCAGCACAGAACAGACCGAAGAAATGAAACTGGCCATTAAAGCAAAGTACAATACCAAGATAGACGAACTGGCAACAGCTCATGAGCAGAATATTATCAACAAGCAAAAGGAAGCCATGCGCATACGCTTTGAAACGGAAATCGCACAAGCATATGATAACGAAGAGGAAATTCTTCGTATAAGGATGGAACAAAAGAAAGCAGAGCTCGATAGCCTGCAGCAAATGGAAGGTGAAAGTATAGAAGCATTCAATCTTCGCAAGCTGGAAGTACAGAATGCTTATCTGGAATCCAAAAAAGAACTGAGCGATAAGGAGATTGAAATAGAACAAGCTAAATATGAGGCAATGGAACAGGTGACAAATGGTCTTGTAGCTCTCACAGAACAAATTGGGGAGTCTGACAGAGGGTTTGCTATGGCAAGCAAAATGTTGGCTTTGGCAGAGATCGCCATCAATTCAGGTAAGGCGATCGCAAAAATGGTATCCGCTGAATCAGGGAAAGGTATTCTTGGTATAGCTACAATGGCATCAGGTATTGCAACAATCCTTTCTAACATTGCAAATGCTGTTAAGATAGTAAAAAGTGCTAAATTTGCAGAAGGTGGTTTGGTTACAGGACCGGGGACAGGAACGAGCGACAGTATTCCGGCACAGTTGTCGAATGGAGAATCCGTTATAACCGCCAAAGCTACGTCCATGTTCGCCCCTATCCTATCATCCTTCAATATGATGGGTGGAGGTGTACCTATTAATGTAACAGCAACGAATAATCAAACTTTAGGCGAAGATATGCTGGCCAGAGCAGTCGCCAAAGGAATGATGATGGCTCCTGCCCCTGTCGTTTCTGTAGAAGAGTTTACTTCAGTTGCGAATAGAATTAAATACATAGAAGAAAGCGGTAGTTTATGAAAGCATACGAACTATTATATATAAACAGGAACACTCTTAGGATAATGTCTGAAATGTCATTAGATGCATCAGATATTAAATACCTGGGAATGTATAAAGACTACACCCGTCTTACGGCTGAAGGTCATAAAAAGGCATATATCATGCAGTACCTGGCAGATGAATACAGCATTTCAGAAAGGACCATCTATAGAGTCATTGACAGGTTGTCCGTTGACGTTTCAATTCAATAAGGGGGAAGATTATTCTTCCCCCTATTTTTTTTACTGACAAAGCGTGTCAGTGCTATTATGTTCTGAAATTCTTATAGCCATATACCGTTTTTTACCTTTGCTTCAAAATAGATTATATATGGCGAAATTATTCATCAATAAAGACATAGCTCCTGATACTGATAAATACAAGTATTGGCTCACAGGTGAAGACAGTGTATCGTTTTCCGACATACAATACTTTATCGACTGGATGCCATCAGACGACAACCGGATAGATGTAGAGATACACTCATGCGGCGGAGACTGTGTAGAAGGGTATGCCATCTATGATGCCCTACGTGCTTCCGGAAAGGAAATATCGTGTAAGGTAGTAGGACGATGCGCATCAATGGCCACTGTGATACTTCTTGCCGCTCCATTAGAACGAAGGACAGCATACGCTCATTCCGAATTACTTATTCATAGCCCATATTACGGCAGTGCGCCTAACGGGATACTTACTGTAGCCAAAATGGAAGCTATGATCAATGAATTGAACTCGGATAAAGAAAAAATGTTGGCCCTCTATACAGAACGGACAGGAAAAACACGTGAAGTTCTAGAAGCCCAAATGGCTACAGACAGCTGGTTCTCTCCGGAAAAAGCAATAGAACTGGGATTCATATCATCCATTGTACCTGCAATATCGGCAAAAGTAGAACTTAATATTAATCAAAACCCTAAAGGAATGACAAAAGGAAAAGAAACGGCTGTACCACAGTCCTTGTTAGACCGCTTATTAAAAAAGTGTGGCTACGCAAAAATCGAAGATGTACCCACTGTTGGATTAGTAATTACCACATCCACAGGTGACGAACTGAATGTTGAACGTGAAGAAGGAGAAATCCAAGTGGGCGATCCCGCATCACCAGACGGGGAACATGTTTTAGAAGACGGACGTACTGTAGTAGTACAGGACGGGGTAATTACAGAAATCAAAGAGCCTGGAAGTGAAGATGAAGATGTCGATGCATTGAAAGCACGCATTGACGAACTTGAAGCGGAGAATAAAGAGCTAAAGGAAAACGCCAAGAGCGAAGAAGATGTAAAGATATTAGCTGCCGTTAAGGATGCAGGAGGCATAGACAAACTTACCAAAGCAGCTTCCAGCAAATATACCCCAGCAGGACGTGTGCAGCCGACAAACAGCAAAAAGAATGATGCTGCACCTGTTGGAATCATACAGAAAAAACTTGCAGAAGCCCGAGAAAAGAACAAAAATCGTTATCAAAAAAAGTAATCAAGTATGGAAATCTTAGAATCAGTAAAAAATCTAACAAAAGACAATGGGGCGGTAAAAGACTTACGAGACCTTTTAGTCCTAACCAATTTTGTTGATGAAACCTTGGAACAGTTCTTTACCTTCCGACAAAACGTCGCAAATGGCGAAAAACTCGGATGGACAGGAGAAATGAGTGATATCGGTTGGGCTGGTGCCAAATGTAATCCGACATATAAAACGCCAACAATCGAAGCTGCTGAGAAGACATGGGATATTGGCGACTGGTCTACTCCGTTAAAATGGTGCTACGAGGACTTTATGAATACCATTGCCGAGTATGCGTTGAAAACAGGCTCTGATATCGGAGATCTGACCTCTACGGATATTATGGATGTTATTATCTATCCTGCCTTGGACAGAGCTATCAAACGTATGTTTTGGCGTTTTATATGGTTTGGAGATAAGGAAGCCAAAGACACAGATTCTTCCGGACAAATAACATCGGGAGTAGATGTGGAACTATTCAAGCCCTGTAATGGCTTATGGAAACAATTGTTCGCCATAGGAGCGGCCAGTGAAGCCCAGCATACTAAAATCGCAGCCAATGACGAAGCGTCAACAGCTCTGCAGCTAAGCAAGATAAAGGAAGCTGGTGTCGCTATTGGTATATTCGATTCTATTCTGGACTCTGCTGATCCGCGCATATCAGGTCTTGACGGTACAGCCCTTTACGTAACAAAATCTCTTGCAGATGCCTTGACAAAAGATCTGAAACGTGAATACAAGCTTATCCTCGAATGGGAACAGATATTCAAAGGACTGGAAGTTTCTGAGTACAATGGAACGCCTATCTACAAGGTGTCCATTTGGGACAGAATGATCATGCAGTACCAAAACAATGGGACCAAGCTGAACCTTCCTCACCGTGCGGTATTCGGTTCGCCAAAGCAAATGTTCGTAGGTTCTCCTGCAGGTCAAATCATCTCCGAACTAGAACTGTGGTTCAATCAGGACGAACGTGTAACCAAGGCTTATTCCGCAGGTCGTTTGGGCTGTCTGATTGGAGAAGATAATTTATTCCAAATCGCTTATTAAAATGAGTAACATGGCAGTATGTGACATAACTATCAAGAAGGACATCGCACCATCGTGCGATGATCCTATTGTTCCAGGATTGGAACAGGAGGGCGTAATAATGAATCGTGCAGAAGTGGATTTCGGTGCGGTTACTTTCAACGCAACCCGTAAGAATGTGATCGAAACTCTTGCACTGAAAACAGGTAAAAAAGGTTACAAGGTACAGGTATTCGGTGCAACCCCCTTTACTGGTACTAATACAGCCTTGGCAACAGGAACCTATCGTAACACGTTCACTAACACAGTGAACATGGTTGTATTAGCAAATGACCCCGATGTATGCAATGACATTATTGACGGGCTCGCTAATGGTGAGTTTGTCATTGTTTTGGAAAATAAAGCCAAAGGGTTAAATAAAACCGAGAATCCAGGAGATTCAGCTTTCCAAGTATACGGTTACTACCAAGGTTTGAAAGCCGCAGAGATTGGCAATGACAAGTACTCTGAAGAAACGGAAGGGGGATGGAGTATCTCTTTGCAAGAAACGAAGGTTCCCAAATCAGCATTATTCTTGTACAAGACATCTTATGATGCGACAAAAACACTTGTTGAAACACTGACAAAACCATCTGAATGATTATGGAGTTAAAAGAAGTGGTTGATAAATTAAAGGAGTTAGGAGGCTTACCCTCCTACTCTTCTTCTGATAAATCAGAGATAGAAAGATTGTACAAGGAAGTGTTGGGAAAAGAATTCACCAAGACATCGTGTAACGACTGCTATCGCGATGCTGTAATCGAAATGACTGTTTACATCAAAAAGAATAACCGTATGAAAGAAAAATGTAATTATAGATTAAAGAATGGTGTCCTACTTCAGCCGGAGTTTGGAAGCAGTGAAATGTACACTAATGACAATCTCACTGATGAAGTTGCTGAAAAGTATCTTGCCAAAAATCCGAAAGGTGAAATTTATTTCGCCCATGTACCTACGGACTGGAAAGAACGTATCAACAAACGTGTATACAATCAAAGCCTGCTTGATTCAATGGTAGAATCATTACAAGACGGAGTTTCTGAAGAATCCGTGACCGATACGTTGAAAGATTTCCAAATCAACGGCAAGAAGATCAGTAAAAAAGCTCTGAATCTGCATCTAAGCAAGGCCATTGAAATTGTGAGCGCAATGCAGGGAGAAGACGAAGATAAAGTTAACGAAAAAGAATAAAGAATATAATCCTCACGGACATGAGAGTAAAAGACTTAAAAAAGAAAAGCAATAACCGCATTGATACAAGCTACCTACAAAGCCTTGGAATTCAAACATACGGACAGGACAACCTGTATCCGCAAACATTAAAAAATATTATTGCTGCAAGCTCTACAGGATCCGAATGCTCAGACCGTTTCGCTGACTTTATCGAAGGAAACGGATTCCGTGAGGTTGCTTTATCGGAATATGTGGTAAACCGTAAGGGTGACACTGTTGACGATATCCACTCCCTTGTGTGTAAGGATATGGCGGACATGAACGGTATTGCCCTGCACGTCAATTACAATATACTGGGTGACATTGTAGAACTACATCATATACCCTTTGAAAACTGCCGGCTAATGGAAGAAGATGAAAACGGTTATGTGGCAAAAATAGCAGTGCATCCAGACTGGAGCGGAAAGAAGACACGTAAAGGGAAAGCTCTGCAGGTCAAGAAAGAAAACATCGACTACATAGACGTTTTTAACCCCAAAAAAGATGTGATACTGGCTCAAATAGAAGCAGCCGGAGGCATTGAATACTACAAAGGTCAAATCCTATGGGTGTCAATGGCCGGGAAAAATACTTATCCTGTCGGGAAAGGTGACCGGGTGGCTACAGAAATGAGTACCGATGAAGGGCTGTCCAATGTCAAGTACAGAAATGTACGAAATAATTTCTTCCCTGGCGCTATGGTATTCACCAAAAAGGGATCGAACATAACCTTTGACGAAGAAGGCAACGAAGTGAAAGATACAGACGATGACGACAGTTTCTCAAATACACTCATCCAGTTGCAAGGTGATACGAATGCAGGAAAGATTATGGAAGTTACTTTAGAAAGCGATGAGGAAAAACCTGAAATAATAAATCTGAACTCACAAAATTACGACAAAGAATTTACCGTTACTGACGCAAGTGTGGTTGAACGTATTTATTCAGCTTATGGCCAAGAGCCATGGTATTGCATCCGTATTGGTAAAGTCGGATTCTCAGGCGATATTTTGGAAGATGCTTTCGAGTATTACAATTCTATCGTAAGCAAGCAACAACGCTTAATAGAGCGTACCTTTAGCCGTATATTCAGCTATTGGTATGAAGTAGTCAACCCCTCTAATGATTATAGTGTGGAACCATTAAAGTATGTACGAAATGCAGCAGTATCTAATAACAACAGATGAGGTATCGGCTTTGTCTCGCGGAATGTCTGTACATCTCGATCCTGACAAGATAGAAACCTACATCCGTGAGTCGGAGAATATCTACATCAAATCAGCGTTGGGAGACGAACTGTTCCTTGACGTGAAAAAAAATCCTGAAAAATACCAGCTACTGCTTGACGGAGGTACTTATGAAACTAAATGTAAAAAGAAGATAATCATCACTGGACTTCGCGTAGCTTTGGCTTATTATACCTATGCCTGTATTGTCAAAAATGGAGATGGAAATGTATCCCGTTTCGGCTTCGTGAACAAGGAAGGTGAATATAGCAGTCATACAGTATTCAAGGAAAAGATGATGGTGTATAGCGATGCATGTAGTATAGCTGACCGCTACCTGAAAGAATGCGTGCTTTACCTAAAAGAATGCTGTATGCCACTTTATAACGGTGAAGGGAAATTAAAATCTAATAGAACTGTTTTTCGTGTAATAGGAGAATGAGCGATTCTGTTGACATATTAAAGAAACTGGCTCTTCAAGTAAGAAACGCATCTGTAGAAGGAGAGAATACAGCTGAAAGAATTGGGCGCATATTTATCGGGATTCTAGAAAACATGGATAATTCTGATATAGAAAAGCTCACCAAATACTTTTTACGCAAAGATAAAGAAGACACTGCCAATGAGCTGATCACGTTCCTGAAAGGTTTTTTGGTTGGTAAGAATGGTAGTGGAATTACTGTACTGGAAGATGGTACCTCTCAAGCCGTTGTTGACCGGCTTTATGTGAAGATTAAGGCTGTCTTTGATGAACTTGAAGTGAAAAAGAAAACGCATGTTGGTGGTGAACAGATCATATCTCCGGCCGGAATGAAGTGTGTCCGTGTGGAGGAACTTGATGAGAGCTACCGCTGTTTCTTTTTGTCGGAAGTCGATGGAGTGACAATCAATAACGAATTTACAGTCGGTACATTAGCATTAGCCCAAGAATTTAACATTAAAGAAGGAACATCTCACAATGTATCCAACCGCTACTACTGGCGTGAGGTGACAGGTGTAGGATCTGACTATATTGATTTGAGCAAAACCAATGCCGATAAGGACAGTGATATCCCGGTTGCCGGTGATGATATTATTGGTTTGGGACACTTGACGGATATCACCCGTCAGGCAGCTATAATCCTTTCTTCTGTTAATGAAACTTCGCCTTCCATTATTTTCTATCAAGGTATCAACTCTTTCTCTCTTGCCGGGAAAGAAGTCATCGGGTTGGGCTTTGACAAGTCCACCGGACACGCCTATATCAATGTGTATGGTGATGCCTATATCGGTGCCAAGGATGAGAGCACTTACATCCGTTATACACAAAAAGGCGGTGTTGATATCAAGGGTATGTTCCATATCGAGCAGGGTTCCACCGGATGGCGTAACATGGAAGGGCTTCCGGATGAGATACAGGCGGCTGCCGATTTGGCCCAAAAGGCTCAGGATGCGATAGACAATGCGGCTGTCGGCTCGGTCAATCTGTTGCGTAACTCCGGGTTTACCGGAGATTATGAGAGTGAAACATTGTCCTCTGATACTCAATTGTCTGCTGATACCGATTTGTATAGTAAACAATTAAAGTATTGGACGGGTGTGGCTACCGTATCCGCGGACAGTACTGCCGGCTCTGGGTATTCTGCTGCAATCGGTAGTTTGTCCCAATCCGTATCATTGATTAAAAATGAGAACTATGTTATATCCTTTAAAGCTAAAGGTGTGTCTGTGGCTGTTTCGTGTGGTGATTTCAGCACAACTCAGCCTCTTACGTCCGGTTATCAAAGATACACTTTCAAGTTCGCATTTAACGGTACAGGTATTTTTATGCTTAGCGGTACCGCAACCGTTTGTGACCTTCAACTAGAAAGAGGGACCATTGCCACAGACTGGAAACCGTCCATTTTGGATAACGACAAGGCAACAGCCGGTTTTCAGTCAATCAATTATATCGCCAGTGCGATCAAGGATGGATCTGTGGATATTCTTGGCGGTCTGATATTGGCCAATATGATCCAGTTAGGCAACTACAAGGATGGCAAGATGCAGAAGGTCACCGCCGGAGTTAGCGGCATATACAATGACGATGATGATGTGGCATTTTGGGCAGGTGGCACGTTACAACAGGCTATATTGACCGTGATGAGGTTTCGTAATGATCCGAATTATCAACCCACCGATGAAGAATGGGCGAATATGGCGAACTTCGTTGCCACTCATGGTGGCGATACGTTCCTGCGCGGCTATATTTATGCCTTAGGTGGTAAGTTCAGAGGTGTGGTTGAAGCCTTGGGCGGATTTTTCCGCGGAAAAGTAGAAACATCTGTTGACGGGAAACGCATTGTCATTGATCCGGATAAAAATACTCTTGAAATGTACACGACTGAAGGACATGCCACCTTGATATTAAGGTTCGACACATCATCGGACGGATGGGAATATGGTGATTTGATTTTGCGGAAATATGCAGGGGACCAATTGATACTAGAAACGACTGTATATCCGGAACGTATCAGAATACAGAATCATGTGGAAAATACGGATATCATTCTTAATCCCAATAACGTATCCTTCTATGGTTCTAAAGGCGAAACGCTGTTAGTCGGAATGAAACCGGTATATAATGGAGTGGGTGTGTATAAGCATGTGGCCAATATTGATTGCAGTAATTGGCCGGGGAAAGATGATGTTTCGTCAGGTCAGGTATATGTGGAATATGAGACAGTAGAAGGAGTCGTGACAAACGGGACTTTAAAAGTAAAGAAGTGATATGGAACTGAATAGTATTAACAAGACAGGTACTTGGAGTGAGGCGGCAGACCGTCTTAACAACAACTTTAGCAAGACTTCTACCGAACTAGAAAAGGTCAAGCAGAACGGTATCCG